GAGTTGCCCGCCGCGATACCGCCGATGGCGGCAAAGCGCCAGTCGTTGAAGCACGCATTGAAGCGGCTGCGGCCGCGCCAGACGTTCGCGTCGGTGTTCTCGTCGATGGTGGAGCGCACGTCAAGCTGGACGCGGTCGTTCCACACTGCGCCGCCGTAAGTCTCGTTGTACTTGCTGTCCAGCAGCACCCACGGGGAAACGCCGTTTGTGATGTAGTGGTTCAGATACGGCCACACGATGACGTTCCAGCGGCCATACTGATAGTTGAAGGCGTTGTTCGCGCTCACGGGGTCCTTGTCCGCGCCGATGGCCGCGAATACCGCCTTCTTGAGGTCGGCGTTCTCGGGGATCAGGATCGTGTCAGGAGCCACGTCAAGGATTTCGTCGTTGTCGCCGCGGAACAGGTGCATCTTGGTCTCGAGCTTGCCCAGTGCGTCCACGCTGAACGCATCCTTGAAGAGGTTGCACTGCTTGTCGCCGCTCACCTTGGGCACGTGCTCCTTGGCAAACAGGTTGCTGCCGTCCGCGCCCGTCAGGTCGAACTTGACGCCCTTGAAGGTCACGCTGCCGTTGCCCATCATGGCCGCGCCGTACAGCGCCGCGCCGAAGAGCTCGCGCGTGCGCTTGTAAGAGGTCATAAAGGCCGCAGGCTGCTTGCGCATGTCGAGCAGCTTGCCGTCCTCGATCATCTCCTTGGACACGCTGAAAGAATCCTTCCACGTCTGGTACTTGAGGAACTTCTGGTAGCCCTCCTGCATGCCGTCCAGCGGATAAGCGCCGTTCTCGCCCACGGGCTCAAAGCCGCTCATGGCCGTCAGCGTGGTCATCACGTCGCCGTAGTTCTTGGAAGAACCCGTCAGGAACAGGTTCTTCAGCACGCTGTTCTGCTCAAATTCCTCGCCGCGCTTTTCAAGGAACATCTTGATCGGCGCCTGGCAGTTGCCGTAAACGCTGTTGTTCAGGTTGCTCGATTCCGAAAAAATGATTTTCATTGCTTACTTTCTCTCCTCTCTTCCGTTTTCCTTAGACAAAGCGGCCGCGGATCATGCTGCCCGCTGCCGTGCCCTCAAGGCTCACGACCTCGAACGTGCCGGGCACCGCCGCATCCGATGCGCCCGTGACGTACTTTGCCTTGAGACCGCCGCTCGCCACCTGGATCTTGGCGCCGACCTTCACGGCCGCTGCGGCCGCCGCGAGCTCGGTTTCGAAGGTGTACTTGCCCTGCACGCGTGTCACCGCCAGCGGCTCGCCCGCGGCCACCGTGCCGCTCTGCATGCACACATAGGGCGGCGTGGTCGCCTGGTCGGCAGCGATCGCCGCCAGCTTGCCGTCCGTCACGTTGAGCAGCTGGCCGACCTGATACGTGCCCGCCGCCGCTTCGATGTACTCAAACGGGGTCATTGCCCCGTCCGTCGATTTGATGGGAATAAACATTGCGTTCCTCCTTGTCTTGTTAATTTCTGTTCTTCTCGATCCACGTGCGGATCTCCTTGTCCGTCGCCGTGGGATTGAAGATGCGGAAGCTCGCCAGCTCCTCGCTCGTCACGACCTTGCCGCCCGCGCCGCGGGATGCCGCCGCGCCGGTCAGGTGGTCCTTGCCCCTCTGACCCGTCAAGGCCTGCGCTCTCGCCGCCTCGGCCAGCGCCTTCTCGCGCCGCTCGTGCGTCGAGATGAGGTAGGCGTCGTAAAACGACATGCCGCTCTTCACGCGCGCGTAGAATTCCTCGCTCTCCGGCAGCTTCAAAAGATCCTCCACGCCGTTCACCTCGGGCTCGAGCGCGTGGATCTTCTTGATCTGCTCGTCGATGGCGCGCTGCATTTTCTCCTGCTCCGCCGCGGCCTGCTCGCGCTCATGCGCCGCCACGATCTCCGCTGCCCGCTTGACGACGGGATTCTCGCTGATCGCCTCGCTGAGCGATTCCTGCGTCAGCTTCCCGGCCTTGAGGTCGCTTTCGAGCTTCTGCTGCTTGAAGGACTTCGACCATTCGTCAAACTGCTCCTTCGTCGCGATGGGCCCGCCCGTGATCGTGTTCTTGAGCCCCGCACTTTCGAAAAAGGCCTCCACTCCGCGGCCATCTTCTCGCTCTGCGCCTTGAGCGCCGCGTCCACCGCGGCCTGCTGCTCGGCTCTGCGCCGCGCCGCCGCATGAGCTCTGCGCTCGTCGGGGGTCTGCTCCTTCTTCGCGCCCTCCGCATCGGTGTTGTCTTCTGCGCCTTCCGCGCCGTCCTGGCCCTCGGGAGCGGTTACGGTGCCCTCTGCGCCCTCGCCGCCCGTCGTTCCGGTATCGCCGTCCTCCGGCGTGCCGTTGGTCTCTTCTGCGGCCGGGGCAGCGGCGCCCGGCTCGTTTGCGCCTGTTGGCTCCTGCTGCGTGCCTGCCTCGTCAGGCGGCACCGTCAGGCCCATCGCTTCAAAGACGTCTTTTTCCGTGAATCCCATGTTCTCTTCCTCTCTGGCATGTTCCCGCTATCGCCCTGCGAATAGCCGCCGTTGGCAGTTTTACTGCCTTATGGATGCGGCGTCCCCTTGCGGGGACAATCATGTAAAGCGCTTCCGCTTGTCTTACTTCTTGCCGGTTCTCAAATCGGAGCCGGTATGAATAACGCCCTTCTTCGCGTCGGTCTGCTGGTTCGGCGCTTTCACGACCTGCGTGCCGCCGTTCTTGATTCTGCCGACGTAACCGCTCTTATCGCTCATGCCCGCGTCCTCCTTTCCTTCGGATTCGGCATTTTCCCGCTGTTGCCATGCGCTGTCCCCTTTGCGGGGCTCTATGCTCTGCGCGTCTCTCTTTCGCGCCTTTAGCCCTTTTACTGCTGCGCTGTGTCAAGCATTTAGCCTTGCCCGCCGCCCTGAACGGCGTTCATCGCGTCGGCTTGTGCCTGCGCGTCGATCGCCGCGGCCAGCTCGTCCGGCACGCCAGCGCCGCCCGGCATATCGCCCTGCATGGCCGCCTGCTGCGCCGCCATTTCTTCCTGCCGCTGCGCCTTCTCTTCGAGGTGCTTTTTCGTCTGCGCCGCGCCGGGGTAGTGCAGCTCCTCCATCTTCGCCCAGAACAAAATGAGCGTTTCAAGGTCTGCCGGGTCGCCGAAGGCCCCGCCCTCAAGGTTCTGCCGCGTCTCCTGCCACATCGCCTCGCGGTTGCTCGCCAGCGGCGCGCTCGTGTCGCAGCTAAAGAGGAACTGATCGTTCCAGTGCAGCTCGCCGTCTTCGCCTTCTTCGAGGAAGTCGTAGCGGTTGAACTCCTCGTACATCGTCTCGCCCGTGCTGTCCTTATACGTCACCGGCCGCGGCTCGTCCGAGTACGCCAGCCAGAACTTGAACATCGTTTCGAAGAGCTCGGCGTAGGCGGCGTTTTTCATCACGCGCTTGCTCTCGAGACGTCCCGCCGCCTGCGCAGCAGAGAATTCCTTGGCCTTGCCGCTCGTTGCGGTCGTGTCCTGCCTGCCCTGAAAGCTGTCCGTGATGCCGATGATCTGCCGCGCCTCTTCGTACACCTGCGCCAGATACGTGAGCTCGTACTGCAAATTGCCCGAAAAATCGTAGACGTCGATGAGGCTTTTGTCGCTCGGCTTTCCGATGTACCAGCGCTCGCCGTCCTCGGGATCGGTGCGCAGGTCCACCCGGTCGGGGAGCGTGATGCGCGTGCCTGCCTTCATCAGTCGGTCGATGATCTTCTGCTCAATGCGGTTGCTCGTGTTCTGCTGGTCGCGGATCATGTCAACGTCGCTGTTTCCGAGCAGCTGGCCGAATACGCTCACGCTGCGCTGCAAGATGATCGGGTAGCGGTCCGGCCGGTAATACGGGATGCGCACCGGCGCCTGTACCGGCAGGCCGTTTTCGTCCACCGTCTCCTGCATCCCGCCGATAAACGTGCCGTCGCTGCGCTGCACCGGCGCGTAGAGCTCTTCGTAGTCCTGCGTCTTGCTCTCCCAGTCTTTGCCGCCGCACCACGGGCACACGCCGCCTGAGTAGGCCGCGCCGTTTACCTCCTGCCCCGGCAGCGGCTTTACCTTGCCGCAGCTCTTGCACACCGGCTGCCTGCGTGCCTGATAGTCCTTGAGGTTTTCAAGCTCTGTGTCGTTCACCCACGTGTAGCGGTCGATGCCGCCGCGCTCGTTGAGCTTGTAGCCGATGTAAAGCGTCAGGTTTCGGTTGCTCGTGGAGCCGTCGCCGCCGCGGACATCCGGCTCGCTCTCGCCCTCGTTTTCAAGCAGTACACCGTAGCGGCGCTCGACGTAGCCCTTCGTCGTCGGCACCTTGACGATGAAATAATCCATGTCGGCAATGCCCGTGTAGACGTTCGGCTGCGGCGCGAACTGCTGCGGATGAATGAGCGTCACGTTCACCTCGCCGACGGTCGTGCTCGTGCGCTTCGTGTTGTCCCACTCGACCAAAAAGCCCACGCCGCCCTGAATGGGCACCGTGCGCTCGGCCAGATCGTTCAGCGCCTCAAACGGGAGCCGGTCGAGCTCGTTGCGCAGAAAGTGCTCGATCACGTCGGCCAGGTGCTCGTCCTTCTTGCGCCGCGGCGTCACCTTCGGCTGCGGAATGCTGCTCGATACCTGGCTTTCGATGTTCTCAAACGTGATGTTGCGCACGTGGCTTGTCTTTTTCAGCGTGCCGTCGCGGTGCGTGTCGCCGGGGACGAGCGGCTGCATCGTGCGGTCCCCGTTGTAGACCGCCTCGCGCTCGTTCATTTTTTCGACTTCTTTCGACCACTTGGCATCGCTCTCATTGAGCCTCGCCTGCCACTCGCGCAGCTCCTCGCTGATCGTGCTTGTCTTTGCTTTTTCTTCCATGTCTTTTCTCCCTCTCATCGCGGCTCGCCCCATAGCGCCAGCATTTCTGCCCGCTCGGTCTCGCTCGCGCTGTTGTAGTCCTCCCACATGTCCGCCGTCCAGCGCGTTTTCTTCGCGCTGCCGGCGGTCTTAATTTCCATCGTCTGCTGGGGCCGCGCATAGTGCGCGATCGCTAACGCCATCACGCAGTCGTCGTGCGCGCCCGGCTCGGCCTCGCCCTGCAAGTCTTTCTCCCGCCGCACGAATGTCAGCATTTCGAGCAGCGTGTCGCGGTCGTTCACCGTGCTCATGCTCTCGCGCAGAATGCGGATGAGCTCAGACAGGATCACCGGTCTCGTCAGCCGGTTCGTCTGGAAGCCGAAAGCGTGCTTGATCTTGCCTGTGAAGTCATCCTCCACCTCGCGCACGTACAAATTGCGGTAGCCCATCAGGTCGAGCAGCTTCGTCGGGTATGTCGAGAAGTTTGTCTCGATGGCGAGCAGCGCGTCGTTATAGTACTTGCCGAGGCAGTACATTTGACGCGCATATGTGTCCTCGTCGTACTGGTGGCGCAGCGTGCAGACCTGCTTGCCCGTGATGTTGTCGAGCACCTGCCCGACGAAATAATCGCTGCCGTCG